TCGCGCCTCTGATGTCCGCGCAAAAACTAATCGCCGTCTTCATCGTCAGCTTGAGCGTATTATCCACAACATCATGCGAAAACAAAACGTTGTTAGACCAGCGCGATTTGATTTCAATCATCATGGCTCACTCCAGTTACCAGTATGTATTACGATTGTCGCACGCCACGCGGCGCACGGCAAGAGACTGCGCGAGCCTCTTACCCTGCGGATGCTAGACGATGAAATCCTTATGCTGCACGACGCATGGCCACGCGCTGGCGGCCGTGGTCAATTCCCAGCGCGATTGAACGGTGTGCGTCGAACGAATCAGTGATGCCCAAGCACGGGCCAGATAGCCGACCTCTATCGAATCCTTGGCAGCGCCGGCATTGACGCGGGCGAATTCGGTAAGCTTGCGTGCTTCCATGCGTTCAAATTTAGTCATCATCCCCCCTAGTGCAGTTTGTAGGACACGGTAACGTCGGACCAACAGGCGCGACAGTCCTGACACGCGCCACCTTGCGCCGGCGCCGCGCACGCCTGGCCTACCGGCGCAGCTGCAGCATGTACATTCGATGTTGCGATACCGCGGACGCCCATCAGTGACGTCGGAATACGCACAGGCTTGTCCGGGAACATGGCGGACAAACGAATCACGAGGTTGGCCGGTATCGCATCGCGCCCGTGCTTGGCAACGAATGCCATAACCACGGCGTACTCACGAGTAGGCAACCAATGGCGACACCCAGGCGTGCGGCGGGCAAGCTCGACGATCAACTCGAGATGCGCCAAGCTCTGCAGATCACCTGAATCGTGGTGGCGGAAGTACTGATCACTCCCGATCGTGCGGACCATAGCGTCCAGCCACAGCGGATCATCGAGTGCGACCAACCGAGCGTGCTGCGCCGGTTCGATGTTTGCTGCGTACTTCAGGTAATTGCCTTTGTTGGCGTAGCAAGTGCCGCAAATGCTGCCTGGCACCTTGCTCATTTTCTCGCCGACGTTACACGCGATCGTCGGCAAGCTAGAGCTCTTGCAAGGCATCTTGGACGTCTGCGACATGCCGCCATGGATCTCGGCGGCTTGGCGCAGTGTGAGAATCGGGATAGTGGGCTTCATTCGAGTGTGCTCCATTGGGTTTACGTTACGATCACCTAACTACAATTGAACAATAGTCCAATGGGTGAGGCTTGTCAAGTGTCCAATGGAATATTAGGTGACTGGGAGTCAGTTGGGAGATTAGGTGATTGGGAGTCAGTTGGATCAGTGTGTCGTCTGCGCCAAAGTTACTCTTAATATACATAACAGGTTTTGGGAAATCGGGCGAATTACTTAAAAAAGAGATTCTAAAAATCGTCTCCCCGCATAGTGATTCTGGTGCAGGCCCGTAACTCGTTGATCTAAAAGGATAAAAAAAGCGCATCCATTGGGTGAAAAATCCACAACCTATTGATTTCATTAATCTAATTTACCTGCACCGGGGTTTTGTAACTTTGGTGCAGGCAGTCGCCTTACCCCAATGGATCATGTATTCCTGCGCCAATGGGTCATGCCTTGCGTTATTGAGTGCATCTGGTGCAGCTGATCCATTGGCGCAGGAATGCATGATCCATTGGTCATGTGTGTCATGTGTGCGCAGTTGCTCCTCATGTGCCACTGACCCGGCGCCGCGCCACCTTGACGCCGTGCGCTGTGTGTGCTAGGCGCCGCGCCTGGGCGCCCGCGCCTCACGGCGCCGCGGCCGCACCGAGGCCGGGGGTCAGGGCCCGCGAGGGCCGGTGAGTGTCACGGTGAACCCGTGAACAATTTTTTCTGGGAAATTTTTCAAATTTCTCAATGATCCAACGGACACCATTGACAACTATGACCAATCACCCCTACGCTACCCGCTATGGACGCAACGCTCCCCGAATGGTTGATGCCCGAACAGCCCGAACAGCGCGAGTCACAACGGCGCAGCACGCGCTCCGAGCGTGAACTCGAACGTACACGATTCGAGATCGCATTCCCCGCGCTGCTTGATGCTCTAGGTCGTGGCCGGTTCCTCAAGTCATTCGTGAAGCACTACCCGGTCAAACTCGACGAGGACCGCTTCAAGGCGTGGATTCACCGCGACGCGGAGCGCGATAAGCAGTACTACGAGGCCAAGCGCATTGGCTGCGACTCGCTGGTTGATGATGTGATGGACTTCGAGGCGATGGATGAGGCCACCATCCCCGAGGATGTCGAACGCTATAAGGCGCGAGTGGGCACCGTGAAGTGGTATGTGGCGGCGCACGATCGACGTTATCGGGCCACCCAGCAGATCGAGATCAACCAGAACATATCCATCGTCGCGGCGCTGGCGGCGGCGAATAGCCGGTTGATCGAGCATGAGCAGGCCAAGATGATTGAGAGCGAGTGATGATCGGCGCACTCATCGGCGGGCTCGTGTGCGCGGCGCTGTTGGTCTATCTGCTGATGGACGACTGATGGCGCAGAAGCCCACCGCCGCGCCGGCCGACGAGCAGACGCTGATGGCGCAGCTGTGGTCGCCGCAGTTGAAGGACGACCCGGAGAGCTTCGTCCTCTTCGCCTTCCCGTGGGGCGAGGTAGGCACCCCACTCGAGCACTTCAAGGGACCGCGGGTGTGGCAGCGCCGGGTGCTGCGCGAGGTCACCGCGCACATCGCTCGGAACAAGAATCCCGACCTGATGACCGTGCTGCAGAAGGCGGTGGCGAGTGGGCGCGGGCCGGGGAAGAGTGCGCTAGTGGCGTGGCTGATCCTGTGGATGCTCAGTACGAGGATCGGCAGTTCTGTCATCGTCAGCGCCAACACCGAGAACCAGCTACGCTCGGTGACGTGGGGCGAGCTTGCGAAGTGGAGCACGATGATCATCAACGCTCATTGGTGGGACATCAGCGCCACCAAGCTGACGCCCGCGGCGTGGCTGACCGAGTTGGTCGAGCGCGACCTGAAGAAGGGCACGCGCTACTGGGCCGCGGAGGGGAAACTGTGGAGCGAGGAGAACCCGGACGGTTACGCCGGGAACCACAATCACGACGGCATGATGGTCATCTTCGACGAGGCGAGCGGCATCCCGGACTCGATCTGGAGTGTGGCCGGCGGGTTTTTTACCGAGAAGATCCCCGATCGCTTCTGGTTCGCGTTCAGTAACCCGCGGCGTAACAGCGGCTACTTCTTCGAGTGCTTCCACGCCAAGCGGGACTTCTGGAGCACTGAGCAGATTGACAGTCGCACGGTCGACGGCACCGACACCGCGTTCTACGAGAAGATCATCGCGGAGTACGGTGAGGACTCGTTCGAGGCGCGGGTTGAGGTGTACGGTGAGTTCCCGAAAGAGGGTGACGACCAGTTCATCACGCCGCACCTAGTCGACGAGGCAGCGGCGCGGCCGCGCTGGCGCGACACCACCGCACCCATCGTCATCGGCGTGGACCCTGCGCGGGGTGGACTCGACTCGACCGTGATCGTGGTGCGCCAAGGGCGCGACTTGATCAGCCTGACCCGGCACCAGGGCGACGACACGATGGAGACGGTGGGCCGCGTGATCGAGGCGATCGAGCAGTGGCGCCCGACGCTGACCGTGATCGACGAGGGTGGGCTGGGCTACGGCATACTCGACCGGCTGACCGAGCAGAAGTACAAGGTCAGAGGGGTCAACTTCGGCTGGAAGCCGAAGAACCCGCGGATGTACGTCAACAAGCGGGCCGAGATGTGGGGCGAGATGAAGGCGTGGCTCAAGACCGCGAGCATCCCGGCCGAACGGCGGCTGAAGGACGACCTGATCGGCCCGCAGAAGAAGGCGACGAGCTCGGGGGCGATCCAGTTGGAGGGGAAGAAGGAGATGAAGGCCCGTGGCATCGCCTCGCCCGACGCCGCCGACGCCATCGCGGTGACTTTTGCGTTCCCGGTGGCCCACCGTACCGAGCGCGTTGACAACACGCCACGCAGGGTCTACGCTTCCGAGAGGAGCGCCGCTTCCGCCGGCTGGTTGTCGCATTAGGAAAATGAACAGATGAGCGACGTTAAAGTCCCCGGCGGCGACAAGCGCATGGAGTTGATGCGCCAGCGTCTGCAGACGACGATGGCCGCGCTCTCGGACAGTCGCGACGACGAGTTGGACGATCTGAAGTTCGCCGCCGCGTCACCGGACAACCAGTATCAGTGGCCACAAGATGTTCTGGCCACTCGCGGCGCTGTGCAAGGGCAGACCATCAACGCCCGGCCCTGCCTGACCATCAACAAGTTGCCCGAGCACATCCACCAAGTCACCAACGAGCAGCGGCAGAACCGGCCTGCGGGCAAGGTGATCCCGGTCGATGACGCTGCCGATGTCGAGGTCGCGCAGGTGCTCGACGGCATCGTGCGCTACGTCGAGTACATCAGCAACGCCGATGTGGCCTACGACACCGCCTGCGACAACCAAGTGACCTACGGTGAGGGCTACGCCCGGGTGTTCACCGAGTACTGCGACGACACCTCGTTCGACCAGGACATCAAGATCGGGCGCATCAGGAACTCGTTCTCGGTCTACATGGACCCGCTGATCCAGGACCCCTGCGGCTCGGATGCGGAGTTCTGCTTCATCGCCGAGGACGTGCTCAAGACCGAGTACGAGCGTGACTGGCCGGATGCGACGCCGGTGTCGACGATCATGTCGCAGGGCACCGGCGACGAGTCGTTCGGGCCGTGGCTTGGGCAGGACACGATACGGATCGCTGAGTACTTCTACCGCGAGTACGAGCGCAAGACGCTGAACCTGTACGCTGGCAACATCACCGCCTACGAAGGCTCGCCGCAGGCGAAGGCGATGGCCGACCTTGCGATGCCGGTGCTCAAGAAGCGCGAGTTGCAGGTCTGCACGATCAAGTGGATGAAGACCAACGGCTTCGATGTGCTCGAGGAGCGCGACTGGGCCGGCAAGTGCATCCCGGTGGTGCGCCTAGTCGGCAATGAGTTCGAGATCGACGGCCGGCTCTACATCAGCGGGCTCGTCAGGAACGCGAAAGACGCGCAGCGGATGTACAACTACTGGGTGTCGCAGGAGGCCGAGATGCTCGCCCTTGCGCCCAAGGCCCCGTTCATCGGTTACTCGGGCCAGTTCGAGGGCTACGAGGACAAGTGGAAGACGGCGAACACCCAGAACTGGCCGTACTTGGAGGTCAATTCCGAGGTGACCGATGGTCAGGGTGGGGTATTGCCGTTGCCGCAGCGGGCGCAGCCGCCGATGGCCTCCTCGGGGTTGCTGCAGGCAAAGCTCGGCGCTGCGGATGACATCAAGTCGACCACGGGGCAGTATAACGCCAGTCTCGGGCAGACCTCAAACGAGCGCACCGGCAAGGCGATTCTGGCCCGCGAGCACCAGGCGGCGGTCGGCACCTACCACTACGTCGACAACTACGGGCGTTTTGTGCGTCAGATCACGCGAATCGTGGTCGATTTGATCCCGAAAATCTACGATACTGAGCGTGTGGCGCGGATCATGGGCGAGGACGGCGAACCGGACACGGCGAAGCTCAATCCGGCGCAGAACGTCGCGGTGAACAAGGTCGAGGCGACCGAAACCAGCGCGGCGATGAAGATCTACAACCCGGGTGTCGGCAAATACGACGTTCGCGTGATCACCGGACCCTCCTACGTCACCAAACGGCAGGAAACGCAGGAAGCAATGAGCCAGGTGCTGCAGGGCAACCCGCAGCTGTGGGCCGTTGCCGGCGATTTGTTCGTCAAAAACATGGATTGGCCGGGCGCCGAGGAGATGGCCGAGCGTCTGAAGCGGGGAATGGACCCGAAAGTGCTCGCCGACGTTGATGACCCGGCAATGGCCGCGGCGCAGCAGCAAATGCAGGCGATGGCGCAGGAGCTCGACCAGGTTCACGGTGCGTTGCAGGCGATGCAGCACTCGATCGAGCAGCAGAAGGTCAACATCGACAAGTACGAGGCCGGCATCAAGGCATTCGATGCCGAAACCAAGCGGATTACGGCGACTGCGGCGGCGATGACGCCGGAGCAGATCAGCGAGATCGTGCTGGGTACGATCCACGCGGCCATTTCGACCGGCGACCTTGTGGGGCAGATACCAGACAGGGGTGGTGGAGAAGTGCTTCCCGAGAGCGCCCCGATGGGTGCAGCCCCGCAGGGTCCAACCGGCGAGATGGACATGGGTGGTGACCCAGGCTTGGGTCAGCAACCACTGCAACCGCAACCAGGAATGCCGCAATGAAGGCCGCGGAGTTCGTTGGCCGGCTCTTCCTCGCCCGCGACGTGACACACTCCGCGCACCTGAACACGCGCTCCTACGCTCGGCACAAGGCGCTGGAGTCGTTCTACGAGAGCATCATCGGCCTCGCGGACGCGTTTGCCGAGGCGTACCAAGGTCGGCATGGCCTGATCGGCCCGATCGCGCTCCAGGGCATCAAGCGGCAGGGCAACGTGGTCGACTTCCTCGAGGCGCAACTGGCCGATCTGGAGGAGGCCCGGTACGAGGTCTGCGACAAGTCGGAATCTTCGATCCAGCAACTGATCGACAACATCGTGGAGCTGTACTTGACCACGCTCTACAAGCTCAAATTCCTCTCGTGAGGTTCGCATGGAACTCCTGACTCCCCTGAGCGACACCCAGTTCCCCACCCAACTGGCCGCGTACACCGCAGCCGCCGGAAATACCACGGCGTGGCCCGCAGGCCCCCAAGGCGTCGTGGTCTGGAGTTCCTCCGATGCCTACATCGCCGTGGGTGAGGGCGCGGTCGCCACGACCGGCTCGCTCGCGCTCCCGGCAAACACGCCGGTGCCGATCACGGTGCCGAAGGGCACGGGCGCACCGTGGCGCGTTTCCGCGTTGCAAGTCAGTGCGGGCGGCATTGTCTACGCAAAGCCGATGAACAAGGAATAACGTGTCGTTCTTTGGTCAACCGCTGCGTGTTGGCATCCCGATCGGCCTCAGTGCCGGTTTCGGGCGGCAAGGCGTACCCCCGGCTCCGCCACCTGCGCCGGGCGCGTTCACGTTCACCTCGGCCACGCAGGTCGTGGTCGATGTCGTGCTGAACTGGACAGCCTCGGCCAACGCCAGCTTCTACGCGGTGACTCGTGGTGGTGTGAACATCGGCAACCCGACGGGGCTGACTTGGACCGATTCTGCCCCGCCTGCCGGAGCTACCACCTACGCCGTGGTCGCGACCAACGTGACCGGGATACAGACGCCGACCCCTGTTACGCGGAGTGTGACGGTCCTTGCTCAACCGGGATCGTTCAGCTTTGCGGTGCCTGTGGTCACGGGGTCGAATGTCGCCCTGTCGTGGTCCACATCGAGCGCTGCAACGAACTATCAGGTGAAGCGCGACGGCGTGGTGATTGCCTCCCCCGGTGTTGGCATCCTTGACTACGCTGACAACAGCCTTGCCAACGGCACCTACACCTACGAAGTCATCGCCCAGAACATCGCGGGTGATCGCACCTCCACCCCCGCCACACGTGTTGTCGTGGTCAACGCTGCGGCCTTCCCCGCCGAGACATTCTTCGCCCCGCTGACCAACTCCCTCGCCCTGACCACGGGCACCGGCCCGGCGACGTTCACTCGTGCGAGCACGGCGACGGTGGTTGACGACCAAGGGATCGTACGTAACTGCGTGAGTGGCGAGTCGCGGTTCCAAGGGGCGCGGCGGGGTGGGACGAACTACTGCCTGCAATCGCAGGTGATAACTGGAGGGCCTTGGAGTATCGCTTTTGGGTCTATTACGCAGACCCCCAACGCGGGAATTGCTCCTGATGGGACCAACACAGCAACTCGCTTGACGTCAACGGTTGGCGTTAGCGATATGTCGCAAAGTATTGCTACTTTGGTAAGTCAAGGAGAACAAGTTTTTTCCCTCTACGTGAAGGCTGTGACTCCGGGAGTGGGGGATTCGTTTCGCTTGCGTGTTCGCGACGTGGTATCGGGCAACTTCACTGCTACGGGGGCGTGGCAACGTTTTGAAGATGCAAAAGCTGCTGCGTCGGGAACCAACAGTTATGGTATCACCAGAAACTCTACCGACCAGATTTTCGACCTATTAGTCTGGGGTGCCCAGTTGGATTTAGGGGCATCCGTCGCCACCTCCTACGCCCCCACCAACGTCAACGCTGGCCCGCTGTTCAACGGCGCGGGCGTCGACGGCGTGCAGTACTTCAACACCGCCGCCGATGGCGTCACGCCCATCCCGGCGTCCACGTTGCTCGGCTACTTGAGCGAGGGGCAGAGGACGAATCTGCAAGCTTTTGCAGTAGGTACGTCGTGGCCTACGAGTAACGCCGTTTTGGCGAATGCTCCGGCGGAAGTGAGTCCCATGGGGACAACCGGAGAAGTAAAACTCATTACTTGCAGTAATCCCTTCGGCGTCATATTCAATAACGTCACTTCGCAAAGCGGGATTGTTTCGATAACCTTCTACGCCAAAGCCCAGAGCGGCACGACTTCGGTGCGTTCGGGTTCTCAGGGGAGTGTGACCGATACTCGGGGACCGGATACGGTAATCAACAGCACCACGTGGACGCGAGTTTCATATGTCGGAGTTCCGACCGATCTTTGCATTGGTCAATTGATCGGTTCGGGAAGCGTCACCAGTACCCCATTTTTTGTGTGGGGCGCTCAACTCGAAGCCGCCCCCTTCGCCTCGTCCTACATCCCGACGACCAGCGCGGTGGTGACGCGGATCGCGGACAGCCTTACCTTCCCCGTCAGCAACATCGTCAACGCGCAGGGCGGCTCGGTCGCCACGGTCAGCATGGGGCCGACGGTCAATGCCGTCGTGCAGCCGATCATCACTGCAACTACTGGCGGCTACCCGGCGCAACTCACTACGGGCAACGCAGCCAGCGTGTCCGATGGCACCAACACACCCGTCGGCGGTGCTCTGACCTACGGCGTGCCGGGCAAGATGAGCACCAGTTGGGGCGGCAGCACCAAGGCTTGCGCCAACGGTGGTGCAGTGACCACGGGTGCGTTCGCAGGTTCGCTGCTTACGGCCACGGCCATGATCATCGGCAACACCCCGGCGCGGGAGCAACTGTGCCTGCGTGACATCAAGCTGTGGAACGTCGCGCTGTCCGACGCCCAACTCATCACGGTGACAACGCCATGATCGGCAAACGCCTCATCGTGCAAGTCACCAACAACCGCGCCTACTCCGCGGTGCCTGGGATTGCGGGCATCGTGGTTGTTACCGGGCCAACGGTGTCGAATTACCTGCCGGGCGAGACACCGCCCCCAGGGGCGCAGTATTACGACGCCATTCTCGAGCCGGGTGCGGACACCCCACCGATGAACGAGATTCTGTATTGGGCCTGGATGACCGATCAAGGCACCATCATTCCATACATCAACACCTTCGCGCCGGGCGTGTATCCGCACACTTACGCCGGTTGGCCTTTGCCTGGAGCCTGACATGGCTGATCCCGTACCCATTCCCATCACCGCGCTCCCTCCGGTGATTCTCCCCCTGACCGGGGCAGAAGTACTGCCGATGGTGCAGAACGGTGTGACCGCCCAAGGCACGACGGCGGACGCACCATTTAAGTATCCATTTGCTGGATCGACGTTGCGTACAGCCTACGGGAAGATGGCCGATACCGTAAGCGTCAAGGATTTTGGTGCAGTAGGTGATGGTGTTGCGGACGATGCGGCGGCTATTCAAGCTGCGGTTAGTTATGTTGGTAGTGTGCTCAATGGTGGCACGGTGTATTTCCCCGCAGGGAATTACAGAATCACTACCACGATTAATATCGCGGCCAATGCTATCACACTACTTGGTGCAGGTTCAGGCAGTGGCGCGACGACTAATGATGATGGTACGTCCATCATCTACCCCACAAATGCGACCTGCTTTTCGTTTGTTACCGATCTAGGCGGTGGTGTCTGCAACATGGTCTTGCGACCTGTGGCTACTGCCACAGCGGGCGCGGCTATTCTGTTCAATGGCACAAGTGCCGCGGCTACCAGTTTGTATGGATTTGTGGATACGGTTTGTATTCAAGGTGCCTTTATTGGTATTGATGCCTACCCTCGTGCAGCCCGTTGCAACATCAGCAACTGCGTCATTCTCAACGCGGTTTCGATCAGCGTTCGCACGGGCAACACGCTCGACGCGACCATCGGTGGAACCAGCATTGCGGGCTGCTTCTTCTCTACCGCTTCAGCCCCGGCGACGCACATCAAGGCCGAGACCCTCGGCGGGCTACGCATCGTCAATTGCCGATTCGTCAATGGCGCGTACTGCATCAACGCGACCCTGAATGCTGCGGTGACGACATCGAAGGGGCTGCTGATCAATGCGTGCTCGATTGACGGGTTTTCATCATATGGGGTGTACGTCGAAGGCACGGGCGCAAATGACCTAAGTGACTTCGTGATCTCCAATTGCGTCGTCACTAGTACCAAGAATTCGACCGCCTCTGGAATATCGGTCAATCTGGGCACGGGAATACAGGGTCGGGGGAGTATTTCCGGCAACGTGTTCGATTACACGGGGTCCGGGTTTGGTATCCCGATCGCCATCGAGGGTGGCGAGCAGATTACGGTCACCGGCAACGTATTGCGCGGAACGGGATCGGTTGCGACCGGGGTGAAGATCGGCACCTCGGCGAAGAACGTTACTGTGGTCGGAAACACATTCAAGAATTGGGCTATCAATAGCCAGATCGATAACGCCGCCACCTCTGCGTTGATTGTTATCAACGCGAACATGAGTGATTTTGCGCCGCGTTCAGCCAACTCAGCCAACCCTCTACCGGTCAATGATGAGGGCGTGCTGTTTGATGTTCTTGGCACAACGAGTTTTTCTTCGATCAGTCGAACTAACCAGGCAGGGCGCATCATTGTTCTGCGCTTTGCTGGAGCTTTGACTGTCTCAGCGTCGGCTACGCTGAAGATGGGCGCAAACTACATCACCACAGCCAACGACACGATGACCCTTATTTGTGACGGCACGGGCTGGAATGAGATGGCCCGCAGCGTCAATACCTAAACGTACTGGTGCGTTCACCAGGGCCTTGATGGGGCAGATACAAATGGCTGACGAACAAGTAGTACCTGAAGTACCCGTAGCGGGGGATGTGGCCGCGCCCGCACCGGAGGTCACGGCGACCCCGGTGGATGGAGCATCGACGCCGGAAGTGCAACCCGAGCCGCCGAAGGTCTTCTCGCAAGAGGAACTGGACGCAGCTGTCGGGAAGCGACTTGCACGGGAGCAACGCAAGTGGGAGCGGGAACAGGCAGCGCGAGCCGCGCCGCAGGAACCCGCACCGGATGGGCAAGCGCAGGACGTGGTTGCGCTCGCGGAAGAGATCGCCAACCGGCGCGAAGCGGCGAAGGCCGAAGCGCAGGTGCTCGAAACCTACCACGAGCGCGAGGAATCAGCGCGGGAGAAGTACGACGACTTCGACCAAGTCGCCTACAACCCGGCGCTGAAGATCACGACCGCGATGGCCCACACGATTCGCGAAAGCGAGGTCGGTCCCGAGATCGCGTACTACCTCGGGACGAACCCTGCCGAAGCGAAGCGCATCGCCCAACTGTCGCCCCTGAGGCAAGCAAAGGAACTGGGTAAGCTCGAAACCAAGCTCACGACGAATCCGCCGGCGAAGAGGACATCCTCGGCACCGGAACCGATCAAGCCCGTAGGGGCAAGGGGGTCGTCCGCGCCCGTTTTCGACACGACTGACCCGCGGTCCATCGCGGCAATGGATACCTCAACGTGGATCGAAAAGGAACGCGAACGGCAGCGGAAGAAGTGGGCCTCATCCAACCGCTAAAAGGAACTACCCATCATGGGCAACAGCATTCTCACCATCGACATGATCACGAGGAAGTCGCTCGAGATTTTCGAGAACACGTCCGTCGTCAGCCGGACCTGCAATCGCCAGTACGATCCCTCGTTCGCCGTTTCGGGCGCGAAGATCGGCCAAACGCTCCGCATCCGCCTGCCCGACCGTGCACTCGTGACGGACGGCGCGGCGCTGCAAGCGCAGGACGACAACGAGCAGTTCACCACGCTCGCCATCACCCGCCAGAAGCACGTCGGTATCAACTTCACGTCGGCGGAACTCACGCTGTCGATGGACGACTTCGCCGAACGCGTTCTCAAGCCGCGGATCAGCCAGTTGGCCGCGACGGTCGACGCCGACCTGTGCTCGGTGTACCAGGACATCTTCCAATCGGTCGGTACCCCCGGCACCATCCCGTCCACTTCGGCGGTCCTGCTCGCCGGGCAGCAGAAGCTGAACGAGTCCGCCGTGGCGATGTCGCCGCGTTACGCCGCCGTCAACCCGGCAGCCAACGCCGGTCTTGTCGAAGGCATGAAGGGCCTCTTCAACCCGGTCAGCATCGTCTCCCGCCAGTTCAAGAGCGGGTTGATGGGCGAAGGCATCCTAGGGTACGAGGAACTCGGCATGACGCAATCGATCCAACAGCACCTGACCGGCACCCGTGCCGCAACCGGTGCCACGGTGACGACGACCGTCGCGGTGCAGGGCCAGTCCACGTTGGCGATCACAGGCACCGGCACGCAGGTCATCAACAGGGGCGACGTGTTCACGATCGGCAGTGTGTTCGCGGTCAACCCGCAGACGCGCCAATCGACCGGCTCCCTGCAGCAGTTCGTCTGCACGGCGACGAACACGGCGGCGGGCGGTGCGTACACCAACGTCGCCATCTCGCCGGCGATCTTCACGGCAAACCAGGCACTGGCGACGGTGGACGCATTCCCGGTTTCGGGGGCGCCGATCATCTTCATTGGTGCCGCGTCCACGCAATCGCCGCAGAACCTGATCTACGAGAAGAACGCCGTCACCCTCGGCACCGCCGACCTGATCATGCCGCAAGGCGTGGACATGGCAAGCCGTCAGGTGCACAACGGCGTTTCGATGCGGATCGTGCGCCAGTACGACATCAACAACGACCGCATGCCCTGCCGCGTCGACGTCCTCTACGGCTTCGCAGCCATCCGTCCCCCGGCGGGCGTTCGCATGTGGGGTTGATTCCCCGGCACAACCCTCCGGCCTAACCCGCCGGAGGCCCCTTTCACAGTAGTGAAGTAAGGAGAAACATCATGTTGGGAACCGTAGGAAGTGTGGGTGGTGGGTATCAGTACAACGACGGGAACGTCAACGAAGTCGACATGTCGGCCATGCCCACGCCGGGCGCAGCCAAGACCGGAGCGGTAACGCTGACGATGGCGGAACTCACAGGCAACGTGGTCCTCACCAACTTCGGCTCGGCGCTCGCGCTGACCACGCCGACGGGGGCGCAGATCGATGACTACCTGTCCAACGCCAAGGTCGGCTCGACGTTCAATCTCTCCATCATCCAGGCGGCTGCGTTCGCGGCCTCGCTGACCGGAGGAACGGGCGTCACCGTCGTCGGCGCGGCAGCGACCGCAGCGCCGGGTTCGGCCATATTCACGTTCCGCAAGACGGGCGTGGGCACGTGGACCGCGTACCGGATGGCATAAGGGAGGCATCATGCCCAACACCAAGGCAACAGGGGTCGCATTTCTGGACCCCGAGTTCGAAAGTCTTCTGCTGACCGGGGTTCCGGTGGCGCGGCTTCCCGCTGCGTCCGCTGCGTTCCTCGGTACGCGGGCAACGGTCACCGATTCCAACGCCGCAATGACCGCCGGGATCGGCGCGGTTGTGGCTGCGGGCGGTGCCAATGTCGTACCGGTCTACTGCGACGGCGCGGCGTGGCGCATCGGTTGATCGTGTGGCAACCGGGGGACCCCTTCGGGGGTACCCCGCCTAATTCGAGGTAAGCATGACGACTGCTGCGGAACTCATTGATGGCTCGCTGCGGCTGATTGGTCAGCTTGCCGAAGGCGAGACGCCCAGTGCCCCGACGGCACAGGATGCGTTGCGCGCAATGAACCAGATGATCGACTCGTGGAACACCGAGCGGTTGTCTGTGTTCAATACCCAGGACCAGACCTTCAACTGGCTTCCGGGCTTGGTGTCTCAAACGCTCGGACCGACTGGTGACTTTGTCGGCAACCGCCCTGTCTCGTTGGATGACTCAACGTACTTCAGGGATCCGGCGACCAATGTCAGCTTTGGTATCAAGATCATCAACCAACAGCAGTACAACGGTATTGCGGTGAAGACGGTTACTTCGACGTATCCGCAAGTGATCTGGATCAACCCCTCGATGCCAGACATGGAGTTCCATATCTACCCGGTGCCAACGCGGGTACTAGAGTGGCACTTTGTCAGCATTGAGGAAATTCGGGGTCTGGTGAACCTCGCGACCGACATTATCCTCCCACCGGGATACGTTCGGGCCTTTCGCTTCAACCTCGCAGTCGAGTTCTGCAACGAGTTCGGGGTCGAGCCGTCGCCGCAGACGGCGCGGATCGCGGTGGCGAGCAAGCGCAACCTCAAGCGCATGAACCAGGACGACGGCATCATGTCGCTGCCGTACTCGCTGGTCGCGACGCGGCAACGGTTCAACATCTACGCTGGCAACTACTAGCCCGTGAAAACCCCGATCCTCGGCCAGACCTACGTCGCCCGCAGTGTCAACGCGGCGGCGGCGCGGATGGTCAATCTCTTCCCCGAGATCATCCCCGAGGGCGGGAAGGAGCACGCGTGGCTGCAACGCTGTCCCGGTCTGCGGTACGTTACCAACGTGAGCGAGTCGGGACCGGTAAGTGATAACGGTCCCGTGCGCGGGATGTGGGTGTATGGTGGCGTGCTTTACGTTGTAGTCAGCGACGGGTTGTACAAGCTTGACCCGGTGACCTACGCCCCCACGTCCCTCGGCTACATCCCCGGCACCAATCTCGTCAGTATGGCGGATAACGGGACGCAATTGTTCATCGCCTCGAACGGTCCGTCCTACATCTGGAACAACAAGACCGCTACGTTCAAACAGATCGTTGACCCTGATTTCCCCGGTGCGCTTACCGTGGGGTTCATCGACGGCTACTTTGTCTTCAACGAGCCGAACAGTCAGACCATCTGGGTGACGAGCCTGTACGACGGCAGTTCGATCGACCCGCTCGACTTCGCCAGTGCCGAGGGCAACCCGGACAACGTGGTCGCGCTGATCGTCGATCACCGCGAGGTCTGGGTCTTCGGCACCAACACGGTCGAGGTCTGGTACAACGAGGGCGGAACAGCTGACTTCCCGTTGACGCGGGTTCAGGGTGCGTTCAACGAGTTTGGCCTTGCCGCGGCGTTCTCCCCCGCCAAGCTTGACAACCGCCTCTTCTGGCTTGGTTCTGACCAGCGGGGACAAGGTGTCGTCTACGCCGCAACTGGGTACATAGGGCAACGTATCAGTACTCATGCTGTGGAGTGGGCGATTCAGTCCTACGGTGATCTCTCGGACGCGATCGGCTTCAGTTACCAGCAGGATGGGCACTCGTTCTATGTACTCACGTTCCCCAGCGCGAACGATGGCCTTGGGGCGACGTGGTGCTACGACGTGGCGACCAACTCGTGGCATGAGCGGGCTTCGTGGGTCGATGACAAGTTCGGGCGGCATCGCAGCAACTGCCAAGCGGCGTACAACAACCAGATCCTAGTCGGCAGCTGCACAGACGCCCGTATCTTCGCCCTCGACCCGACTGTGTACTCCGATGATGACGCGGTGCAGAAGTGGTTGCGTTCGTGGCGGGCGCTCGAACCGGGAAAGAATGACCTGAAGCGTACCGCCCATCACTCGCTCCAACTCGACTGTGAAACAGGCACCGAAGCGGGGCCGTTGATCGAGGTCAGTACTGACCTGCTTGCAACCCAGGCTCTGGACTTCATCACGACCGAGGATGGTCGTCCCTTGCTGCTTCGGCAAGAACGCCGGTCGTCCCCCGGCCCCGCAAACCCGGAAGTGATGCTACGTTGGTCGGATGATGGGGGTCACACTTGGAGCAACGAGCACTGGCGCTCGATGGGGCGCATTGGTGAGTACGGCTTCCGCACATATTGGCGGCGGCTTGGGATGACAGTGAAGCTGCGGGACCGCGTGTACGAGGTTAGCGGTACCGATCCGGTCAAGATCGCCATCATGGGGGCTGAGTTGCATGGCAGTCCGACCGCATCATGACCGACCCCATCAACATCAATAACATCACCCCGCCACGGGTGCCGATGGTAGACGCAAATGGGCTGATTTCGCGTCCGTGGTTCATGTGGCTGCTCAACATGTTTTCTCGGGCGAACCTGGGGGCTGATGCCATCACGATCATCGAGGCCGAGATTGCGGCGCTCAATAGTTCGGTCGGTGTGCTTGAAGTCGCGCCGGTAGTGCCGCCATTCGTCCTCCCCAACTACGTCGGCCCTGCGCCGTACAACCTGCCTCCGCCGTCGCTTGGTGGGCTGAACACACTACTTATCTCGGTCGCGAACATTGATCAGCAACTGACCAATGTGGCTGCGGATGTCAAATTCAATCAAGACTCTGCGGGCAGCTTTGGTCCGATGACGCGGGTTGGTAACACGTTTGTTACAACGGTGCGTGGTACGTTCCTCTTTCTGTTCGAACCGCAGATTCTGCAAAACTCCAACAACAACGTCACCACGTTCTGGATTGCGCTTAACGGGGTTGCGGTGGCGGGGTCGGGTGTTGTTTACGAGGCTGCGGCGGCAGGCGATAGCAACGTGGTATCGGTGTCCTTCGCCGGAGTTCTCCAACCCAACGATGTTATTACCATGCAGGCTATCACATCGAATAACAACGGTGCCACGCTCAAGTTCACGGCAGCGGCAGCACCGAAACCATCAGTTACCGCGGCACAAGTCATCATCACGGGGTACCAGACATGACCACTTACGTCCTGCTCACCAACTTCGGTTCGGGTGCCCAGTTCTTCGACAAGAACGGCGACCCGCTGACCGGGGGGAAGCTGTACTCCTACGACGCGGGCACGACGACTCCGGCGAACACGTGGACTTCGCATCTGGGGAACACGTTCAACGCGAACCCGATCATCCTCGATGCCGAGGGCCGCGTTCCCGAGCAAATCTGGATCGACCTCGACAAGTCGTACAAGTTCACGCTCAAGGACGCGACGGACGTCGAGATATGGACGAAGGACTACAACGGTTTCTACACGCCCGCGCCCTACGTTCCGCCGCCGATCGTGCCGCAGTTCATCACCCTGTGGGACTTCCTCAGTCCGGCCCAGATCGCGGACGTGAAGGCGCGGGCGTTCACGCTCGACGTGTCCAACGAGTTCCAGGCGGCGATTAACTACGCGGGCAGTTTTGCGACGACCAAGAGCACGACCCCGCTCACCACGCTGATTGTTCCTGCCGGCGGCTACCGCATCGAGCAGACGCTGCTTGTGCCTAAGCCGATCGTCATCCGCGGCGCGGGGCAGGGCGGCAATGAGTCGCAAGCCCCGACCGACATCAAGTGGTACGGCGGGACCAGTGACATCGCGATGATCTGGTTCGGGATGCCGGGGAGCGCGTTGCCATTCGACGGTGGTGGCATCCTGGCGCTGTCGCTCGACGGTCGCCGGATTGCGACGCGCATCCTCCTCATCCGCAACTGTCGCCTGTTCGAGTTCCGCGACCTGTACTTGAAGTATTCGACCTACGCGGCGATGGAGTTAACCAATCCTGCAGATCAACCGTTCCCCTCGGGTCTCGGGCTATTCCGCAATATTTACATTGACCAGTACGCTGACTTCTCGAACAACACCAACCGTAACGGCACGGGAATTTTCCTCAACGCCCAGGTCAATCCAGACCCAGATTTAATTAGAGCCGAAGGCTTCCCTGCTTGTAGTTGGGATGCAATCTTCATTGCACACACTGACGGTGCCGCGATCCAGATTGCCGGCGGCGACAATCACCAATGGGGTCGGGTGCTTGCCTTCCGTAGTGGCGAACAAAAACCCCCGCTGTTCCCGGTCCCGGAGGGTGTAGGAAATGGTCTTTGGTTCTCTGGGATATGGGACGGCATCACAAGCCAGAATACGATGTCGGCGCACCTGTTCCTCAATCCGGCGTTTGGTGGTGGCATCAGAGTCGACGACCCTTCAGGCATTAACGACGCGCAATACCTTGTAAACAACAATGATGGGGACGTGCCGCTGACAACGCAACCAATAACTGGCAGAGGTATTGGTCGGGTAAACGGCACATCGCACTCAGGGCGGCTCTTCGGCTCGCTTAAGACGCTCTCCTATCGCGACACGATCCATCACGACATGATGTCGTTCATGGAGTGGACTGCACCGATTCTGCGGACAACTCACGGGTCATGGGGTACTAGTGCCGGTACTGTGAGCGATGGGCTACAGGTCGGTGGCGCGGTGAACTACCAAACGACTACAGCAAACGGCAACATTGCAGCGATCTACAACTGCAAGACACTTGGCTTCAATGGGCTAGGGGGCGGACAAAATCCACACCTAATTTTTACAGTATCAACGGTTAGTGTCTTCGATTGCATCCATCGTTTCGGGTTCATGGACTCGATCGCCAACCCGCCGCAGAATGGATGTTGGGTCGAAGTCAACCAGACTGCGTTTGCGAACTTCTACCGTTGCATTTCAGCCAAGGCTGGGGTGCAGACTGTCATCGCAAAAAACATCGTCAGTTTCTCAGCAAATGCCACTCGTCAATTCCGCATTGAACTCATTAATGATGCGGTTGCGTTTTATGGACGCGCCCCAGGTAGCCGGTTCTATGAGTTCATGGGGCAGATTACGACCAATATTCCAACGGCGAACATGGACTGCGTGTTTCAGACAGTAAACACAGACACTGTAGCTAATGTTAAGCAGGTCTACGTCCTCGATTTCAAACTCGGCTTCCTGAACGAGTTCTGACCATGACCGTCACCGCGAAGTCCCTTGTACCGACCCGTGCGTTGCCGGTAGCCGCGACGGCGGTCTATACCTGCCTCGTGCAAGCTGCGATCTTCGACAAGATCACCGCCTACAATACCGCGGTGGGTCAGGTGACAGTGACCATCTCCATTGGGCTGTCTTTGGTGGCGAAGGTCATGCAACCGGGCGAGACGTATACCTTCCCCGAAATCCAGGGTTCGGTACTAACTCTAGGCGAGGCGCTTGTGACTGTGACCTCGGCCCTGGGCGTCAATTTCCGCGTGAGCGGGCGGGAGGTTTCGTAATGGCTGACAACACCTGGCTGCTCGCGTTGCAGGGGATGGACCCCAACGGCGACCCCGGCCTCTACAAGTACCAGATGGACTGGCTCCGGCAGCGCGTCCCGCCGGAAGAGTGGACGGCAGCGGTGCAGAGTGGCTACATCACGCCCGACGGTGCGCCGCTGAACATCCCGAAGTTGAACCTCCCGCAGGGCGATGGCGGGCAATGGCAGAGTGCCAGCAAGACCTACGGCAGCAACAACCTCGATGAGACTTACGGCTGGAAGCCTACGTCGCAAACGTACAACGATCCGAACTACGGGGCGTACAACTACTATGGCAAACCAGACACGATCGACAAGAAGTTCTGGCAGATCGCGCCTTTCCTGCCGGCGGCGGTGTTCGCCGCCGGCACCGCACCGGTCTGGGCGGGCGCTGCAGGTGCCGCGGGCGCGGAAACGGGCGCAGGAGCCGCTGCGGGCTTCGGCAGCGGGGGTAGTGGCTCGATCGCCGGGTTCGCCCCGGCAGCGGGCGCTGCGGGTGCCGCAGGCACCGCCGGCGCGGTCGGTGGCGGCGCAGGGTTGGATGCGATGGCGACGGGTGCGGCAACCGGCGGCGCGGTAGGGGGAGGAGGGGGAATTTTGAGTACGCTCGGTGGTGCAGGCGGTCTGGGCAGTCTCGGCGGCGGTGCTCTCTCGGCGCTCGGCTCGCTCGGCAGCGCGGCGATCGGTGCGCTCGCATCGAATGCGGCGGCGAAAACGCAGGCGAACGCGGCGAACGCGGCAAGCGACCTCGCCCGGGAGCAGTGGCTCCAGGGCCGCGCCGACCAGAAGCCGTTCTACGACACCGGCGTCGCGGCGAACAACCAGCTCGCGCATCTGCTCGGGATCGGCGGCGACCCCAACTCGCCCGGCTACGGCAGCGCGAACAAGCCCTTCGACTACAACGCGATGACCGCCGACCCCGGCTACGCCTTCCGTCTGGAGCAGGGCAACAAGGCGATGGACTCGGGCGCGGCGGCTCGCGGCGGGCTGATCTCGGGCAACGCGCTCAAGGCGGGCCAGCGGTACGGGCAGAAGATGGGGTCGCAGGAGTACCAGTCGGCCTTCGACCGTTACCAGATCAACCGCAGCAACCTGCTCAACCCGTTGCAGTCGCTGACGGGCGCGGCGCAGACCTCAGCCAACGTCATGGGATCACAGGGCCAGAACTACGCGACGACTGCGGGCAACGCCGGCATGGCGGCGGGCAACGCTCGGGCCTCGGGCTACATGGGCGGGGCGAACGCGCTCGCCGGCGGCGTGGGCCAGTACCTGAACTACCAGAACAATCAAGACCTCCTGAACTACTACAAGTCCCGCGGCAACCCCTACGGTGGCGGCTACGGTGGTGGCAATCCCTACGGTGGCTACGGGGGCGGCAACGCGCTATCACCGTACAGTGACCCATTCGGCGGGAACAACGAAGGCCCCGGTTTCCAATAGGAACGACCATGCCCATCGACCCCAACATCGCCCTGAGCTTCCGGCAACCGGAGATCGGGAATCCGCTCGACAGTTACGCGAAGATGGCGGCGATCGATAACGCGCAGAACCAGAATATGCTCGCGCAGTTCACGATCTCGCAGGCGCGGCGCAAGGACGACATGGAGAACGCGCTCGGGGCGGCAGCGCGTGGCGCCGTCGACGACAAGGGTAACTTCGACTACGCCAAGTACATGACGAACGCGGCGCGGGGACCAGCTGCGAGTCATGTACCCGCCATCGACGCGGCGCGGATGAAGTCCCGTGAGGACGCGGCGAAGGCGGCGAAGGAAGAGGCCGACCTTTACGCCAAGGAGATGGCGAACTACAAGACGCTGGCCGATCGGCCCGAGTTCCAGTCGCCCGAGGGCTGGTTGCAGTTGGAACTCTCAACGCACCGCAATCCGGTGCTCGGGCCGCGGCTCGCGGCAGCGGGGATCACGCCGGAGATGACCAAGCAGGCGATCTACGACGCGCTGCAGAACGACCCTGAAGGCACGAAGTTCGAGAAGATGAAGTACGTCGCCAAGGACGGCATCGCGAAGTTCCTCGAAGCGAACAAGCCGACACTGACCCCGCAAGAATTTGGTGACCGTAGGCGGTTGATCGCTACCCCCGGGCTCGGTGGGCCGGCGACGGTGGTGCAGGGGTCGGAGGGTACGATCAACCAAAGTCCCGATAGCAAGGCAACGGCGAATACTGCCGCGGCCGGTCTGCCTCTGCGGGCAATTCAGGTTGACCCGCTTGGCATCACGGGTGCTCAGGATGCTTACCCACTGCTGCCCAATACGGCGTCGGGCAAGACCGCCAGCATCGCGCCCGAGGCCAAGTTCACTCCGCAGGAACTTGCGGTCATTCAGGCCGATGCCGTCAAGAATGCTACGCCTGCTGCGTCTGCACCGACACTCGGCGGGCGACTGACGCTCAAACAAGCCGCGCAACAGGGACTGCGTGGCAACGACTTCCTTGGCGCCATGCCTGCGATGCTCGCGGGTCAGGTGGCGGCAATCGTCGATCATCGTGCTCCGCCGCCACTCAGGAACACGGCTCGCGGCGACCAACTGATGCAACTGGTGCAGCAGACCGATCCGACCTACGACGCCACTACCTACGGCACCAAGGTGGGCATCGAGAAGGCGTTCGCATCCGGCCGCGCTGGTGACGCAGTGCGTTCATTCAACGTGGTGCAGGATCACATCAGCACGCTGCGGCAGGCTGGTGACGCTCTCGCCAACAACGACATCCAGGCACTCAACAAGATCGGCAACACGATCGCGCAGTGGACAGGCGAAGCAGCACCTACCGACTTCCAAGCAGTCAAGCGTATTGTCGCTGGGGAAATCACGAAGGCGGTCATCGGTGCGGCAGGTGCTCTGGGTGATCGTAACGCTGTCGATCAGGCGCTCGCCAATGTGAACAGTCCCGCGCAGTTGAAGGGGGTGCTCGACCGCTACCAGCAACTTATCAAGGGGCAACTTGACGGTTACCGGCAGCAGTACAAGGCCGGTGGTGGCGCGAAGGACTTCGACAAGGATATTCTCGGAACCAAGGGTGCTGCCACCCCTAACATCGACGCACTGCTCGACAAGTACAAATGACATGGCGACTCTTGAACAACTGAGTGCTGCGCTAGTCAAGGCCGACGCCGCGGGGAATGCCGCTGACGCCAAGGTATTCGCTGACGAGATTCGTCGGATGCGCGGCACTGCGCCCAAGTCACTCGTCGACCAGATTCCCGACACGCCGGCGCCGGCCACCGCGCCCGCTCCGCGCCCGGGCATTCTGGATCGGTTGGCAGGCATCCCTGAGGCGTCTGCGGCGATCGGTACGGGTGCAATCACGGGACTGCTTGCACCCATCGTCGGTGCCGGCAAGACGCTCCTGAGTGGGAAATACGGCACCCCTGAAGGCGTGCGGATCGGTGCCGAAGCCGCTGGTAACGTGGCGGGCATGGCCTACCAGCCCCATTCCCAAACAGGTCAGGCAATCACCAATGCCGTCGGCGAGGCATTCAACGCTCTGATCCCCGCCACGCCCGCCCTGAACGCTATGGCGCCTCTGGTTGGTCCTGCGGCGCGGCAGGCGGGGAACATCGTCAGGTCTGAGGCAGACCTCGCCAAGCAGCCTGTGCGGCCGGTAGCGCCCGATCTGGCAGCATCTCGTGCGGCAGAACCCACGGTCGCTGCGATGGGTGACCTGAAGGATGCTCACAAACTCGACATGCTCAAGGAAGCCAAGGACTTGGGTGTCGTGCTGCACCCGAGTGACGTTGGCAATCCTGCAGCACCGAAGGCCACAGCCGCTGTTGCCGGCACCACCGGGGTACGCGCCGTCAGGGCCAAGAATGCCGAACTGCCAACGGATGCGGTTAGGTCGGACCACCCGACGCTTCTCCCGGGCGATGTGCTGAACACAGAGACATTCGACCGGCTGCGGGTCGAGGCTGCAAAGCCTTATGAGCCGGTGCGAGCGATGCAGGATTTCCCCAACATCACCGAGGCGAAGGCGCAACTCGAAACCTTGCGTCGTGACCCGCAGTTCGGTGACTCCAAGAGCAACGCAGCCGTCATCGACGCGGCACAGGCCGACCTCGAACAAGGCATGAAGGGAGTCAATGAGACTGCCGGCACTCGGGTGGTGAACGGGATCTCGGATTACCGCAACGATGCCAAGAAGGTGTTCAATAGCCCGTCATCGACCCCTGAACAGATTCGCGCCGCCAAACTGAACCTGCAACTCGCTGACGTTCTTGAAACGCTGATTGACGCCAACGCTGACCCGAAGATGCTGCCGGGACTGCGTGAGGCACGAGCGAAGCTGGCAAAGATTTACGCCGACGAGTCGGTAGTTGACCCGAAGACGCTGAAGGTAGACCCGGCGAAACTTGCCAAACTTGCGGCTGAGAACCCCAATTACTCAGGTGAGGCCGCACGACTCGGGCACGTTATCGGACAGTTCCCCGGCGCCTTCGGTGATCCGAAGTTCATATCCACCGGCATCCCGCTGACGATCGCCCGCATCGGGGGTGTCACCGGCGCACTCATCCACAGTGCCAGCAGGGCGGGAGACATCCTAGTCCGTAACCGGATGGCTCGGAACATAACCAGTCCCGAGTTTCAGAACAAGCTGATGCCACCCGATCGTCGCGGGATGCTGAACCAGTTGAACACGCAACAAGCCTACGGTGAACTGCCGCCCTCGACGCCGGGGGTGCCGGTGCCCTACGATTGGCGTAATGCGATGGGTAGCGGCGTCCCGAACTGGACACCGGGGGCGCGACCGGGACCGGAGATCACGCCCGAAGTGCCGCCGGTGCCGCCGAACCGGCTCGCGTCGCCATCGGACTCGCGAACGCTGGAGGGAGCGCAGGCAAGAGCAGCATCTGCTGCGGGCAGGGACCGGATGTGGGCAGAGCAGCAGGCGGCGCAGCAGGCCGCACAGGAGGCCGCTACCCGCAGGCCGGCGGGCTCCGGTCAGATCCTTGAGTTTGATGAAGCCGGTCGGCTGCGCCCCGAGGCTACCCGGCAACCCGCTGGCGCGATCCAAGTGGTCAGCGACACGGGTACACCGTTGGCGAGTGCGGTGCAGAAGATGCAGAGCAACCAACCCTTCACCCTTGACGCAGTTGAGAAGATCGCTTGGGACCGGACCAAGGTCGACCTCGCCACTGTCTCCCCCGAGATGGGGAAACTCACCGACAAGCAGGTTCTCGGCAAGATGATGGATCGGGAGTGGGTGGCGAAGGCGGTGCAGAAGGCGCGGGATCAGGCGAAAGGGTTCGACGAGATTGCTGCCCGGTCGACTGATCAGCAGCTGAAAGCGCGAGCGGCAATGCGGCGAGAACAAATGCTGGACCTCGCCGAGAGTCTGGAGGACAACCTGCGTCGTGTTCCTGCTGCTAAACTGGGACAGGGACCGAAGACTCGGGCGTTTCGCAATTCGATGGTCACTGAGAGTCAGAACAGAATGCTCGACTAAAGGAGTACCTGATGCGATGCCTTTCACTACTGGCTTTACTGCTTGCCTCGCCACTCGCGATCGCTCAGGGAGCAACGAGCACGTCCGGCTCAGGCTCCAACGCGCAGGTGGGAGTGCAAGCGTCCCCGCAGCAGTCGATCACGTACAACACGGAGAAGGCGTCGAGCACCCAGACGGTGCGGAATGTTCCCAGCATATTTGCCCCCTCATTCGCCCCAAGCACACCGTGTTCCTCAGTCCTGAGTGCCTCTGCGGGGTTCGCTGGTTTCGGTTTCTCGCTAGGGGGTAGTCATGTTGACAAGGAATGCAACCAGAGGGAGATGGTCCGACTTCTTGCCCTCATTGGTCAGTCTGACGCTGCTCTGGCCCTTGTTTGTGATGATCCGGATGTGCGTCGTACTTCACCGCAACTCTGCGCCCGCACGGCGTATGTGAGCGATAAGCCGCAAGACTATATCAGTTCGCAGCCTGCCGTCATGCCTCCCGCTGCGGTGCGGCCCAATGCGCCGCCGCCGCCCGTGACCACGCCCACGGAAGGCACCATCGGCTTCAGTACGGACAACAGAAGGTACGTGTTCACGGGTGGGGTCTGGCGGCCCGAAGCAACTGCCAGTCAAGCTGTCGCAACTGAGAAGGGGTCAAAATGAAGAAGCTATTCGTAGGACTGATGTTCGCGGTGATGTCTGCCGCTGTCGGAGCGCAAGGCGTCGCGGTCGGGGCAGGAGCAATCGCGGGAGCGGTTGCGGCTTCGGCCTCAGTGGTGAAACTCGTGGTCTCGGTGCCGACGTTGGCGCCGGAGATCGCCACCGGCACGGCCACCAATACCACCACCTCCGCCGCAAGCGTCCTGCTCCCCGCCCTGTCCGTGAATCCGCTGCTCGCGGGCACGAGCGCGGCGTCGGGCATTCCGGTCGCCAATACGACTACGACAAGCACCGGCAACATGACGCTTCCGGTCGGTGGAACGGGTGCGGTCGGTGCGGCGGGGGCGGGTCTGTCCTTCGCTGCCGGGGGAGTTCATGCCCTTGTGGTGACTTCGGGGCCGCTGCCCGCGCCGCCGGTGATCATCCCGGTGTTGCCGACGCTGAACATCATCATCCCTGTGCTGTAACTGGAAGTTGCTGGACCCGCGAGGGCCTGGCGCACTCAAGCCCCGTTTCGCGGCGGGGCTTTTTCTTTGTCCAGTTCCTTCAACAGCGCATCCCGCTCCCGCCGCAGTTTGGCGAATTCGTCCGCGATGCCCGGCGCGAGGTAGACTTCGCGCAGGGACGATTCGATGGCGTCGAGGTCGGCGGGGGTCATGCCGCCCCCAAGAAAGTGAACACGATCCATGTCGTCACGCAAATGACGAACCACGCCCAGCGATTCGTGAACCAGATCATCACACCCCCTTGCTCAGTCGGTACTGCTTCACAGCGTCCCGCAGACCACTCTGCGTCTGCGCCTTGATGTCGAGTGCCAGCGCCTGTGCCTGATCGAGCGTGTCGAGCATCAGGATGCGATGGCAGATGACAGGCACCCCTTGGCCCTGCCGGCGCACGCGGGCCGTGAACTGCTCGTACAGGTCCAGGCTCCAGTTAAGCCCGAACCAGACCACGATGTGCCCCGTCTTCTGCAGGCCGTCGATGCCATGCCCTGCGCTCGCCGGATGCGCGATCATCAGCCGACAATCGCCCGCGGTCCAGCGGCGCATGGCGTTGTTCAGGGACGCCTCACTCTGGCACTCGGTCAGGTTGATTGGATCCAGCTGCTTGAACCGCGCCATGATGCGCTGGGCATCGCTCCGATAGGCATAGGCGCACCAGATCGGCTGGCCCTGCGCCTCGTCGATGATCTCTTTGAGCGCATCGAGCTTCAGGTCATGCACGGGCTCCCACAGCGGCATCCCGGCGACGGGGTACATGGCACCGTTGGCGAACTGCAGCGCCTTGTTGGTCAGCGCCGCTTGATTGAACATCTCGACCTCGGCGCCGCTGTCGAGCTTGATGAACAGTTCCCGCTCCATGCGGTCGTACTTGGCCCGCAGGTCTTCGGGCAGTTCGAGCTCGACGTTGTTGACGATGATGTCGGGGAGCGGGTTATAGTCGGCCGCGCTCATCTCCAGCGTGATGTCGCTGATCAACTTCTTGATCGTGTCCTCGGCGTCGGCAAACGGCACCTCGGTGTACGGGCCCACCTTGCGGTAGAACCGGGTGCGGAACGCCGTCTTGCTGGTGCCCAGTCGTACGCCGCGGTCGACCACGAGGTACTGACCATGCAGATCCCCGTAGCCGTTGCTCACGGGCGTGCCGGTGAGCCCCGTGAGCCACTTGAAGTGGGGGAGGATCTTGCGGACGGCCTTGACCCGGTGCGTGGTGCTGTTCTTCATCTTCGAAAGTTCATCCCATACCACGCCGTCGAAGGGGAGAGGCTTCCCTTTGGCCGCGAAGTACGTGTCAAGAGTTTCAGAAAGCCATTGCAGGTTTTCATGGTTCAATAAATAAATGTTCGCTGGGCGCAGCAAGGCTCGCACGCGTTGATCCTTGGTGCCCATGACCGTGCTGAAGGTCAGGTGGCGCGTGTGCTCCCAACCGAGCGCCTCCTGGCGCCACACGAGGCGGCACACGCGCAACGGAGCGACCACGATCACCGCCTTGAGCCATCCCGCGTTGATGAGATGCGCGATGCTCGTGAGAGCGATGACCGTCTTCCCCAACCCCATATCTAACCAAAGCACCGATTCGGGGTGGACGCACTGATGCTCGATGGCACGCACCTGGTAGCCGTGCAGCGCGGTGACCGGGCGAGCGAAGCATGTGGGGTCAGCGCGTTTCATTGTGGAAGCAACCAATCGGGGTAATCACCAAGAACAATTTTCCTAAGTGACCGAATTACATCATCGCGCTCTTGGGCGGCTGTACCTAAGACATCAGCGCCCCATTGCACCTTAGATGCGACCCGATCTAAAACATCCTTACCGGAATCGACAAACAGGTCGTCAACAATCGGGTAACTTGAGAGCCTGACTGTACGCTCACAACTCCTATCGAATAGACACACTACGTCGCTGTTCAGTGCTTCGTAAAAACGATTAGCGAGAAAATTGTAGTTGTCGTGAGTAACAGTGTCCTCGATGTACAGCGAGTGGCTGTATTTTGCCAAATCACCTCGTTGGATATCTAACCGTGGCGTAACCATTGGAAACACACCGAGGGACGTAAACTTGGGAATGTTCTTAACGTGCGTCGATAGTGGCACATGACTCAAGTATTTCTTGAAGTAGGAAGCGCGGTTATCACGGTATGACCCGTAATAGACGCAACCTGCTCCTTTCAGAGTGTGTCGATATTGACCAAAAACTAAAGTATTCAGATTCACGATGACCCAATCGTCGACGTACTTTTTCACCACCTTGCTTATTTCTGCGGGGTGGTTAGCGATGACCGTGTATCTGCGCCCATTTTTAGCGGCCATCCAGAGAGTACGCGGTTCACCTAGATTGTATTCATTGGTCACGTAGAACAATCGTGCGCTTGGTGATGCATCAACCCATGCGTAATCGGTGTAGGCATAGTGGCTGGCATGAACGAACACAATTGCGTCATATCCTGATTTGATTTCGTCATTTACTGTGGGGTACGACCAAATCAGATCGGCATTTAAGTTGTCTGCGATCAGTCGAGCATTTTGCCAATGTAGATTGTTAGCAGGCACGTCTGATGACGACTTGTGGCTGTCAATCACTAGCACCCTCTTGTCTGACTCAACCCTCACGACATCAACTCCACCAGCATCTTGCCGTCCACGATGCTGTCGATCACGTACACACTGACGTTCTGCTCCTTGAGCCGCTGATGCTCGCGGGCCTGACCCGGCGTCAGCGGCTCGCCCTTACGCTTGAACTCGATGAAGAACACCTGGCCGCGCAGCGTGATGAACATCCGGTCGGGCACACTGCGCCGTGAGGGGCTGGTGAACTTGTAGACGAGCATCCCCTGCTCCTTGGCGTAGGTGCAGACGGCGCTCTCGATGTCCTTCTCAAGTGGGTTCGGGTTCACGTTGCTTCCTTTTGGAACTTGACCCAAGGGTCGTACATGAACCACGGCACAATGCGATACAGTCCCGTGTTCACCCACCGTTGAAAGTGACACAACTTCTTGTTGCGCCTATCGTAGACCATCGGATAAGGCTCGATACCCATCTCGACCATTCGATTGAATCGATGCCAAATGCGCTCCCACGTCTCTAGCGGATCGAACCCAATAAGCATATACGCCATCAAATGACTCGGTGGGATACCCGCACGTTGTAGCGTGTCTACCCCGCGAAAAAACACCTTTTCATCACCGATGTTGTCCCATGCGGTGTATAACTTGCGTTCGTTGAATTTCGTATTGCGGTACTGAATAGTCGCCAACGCCGCCGCGCTCTCGTCGTCAATGAGCCGCACGTTGATACCCTGCGACAGACAGACGCGAAAGCCGCCGTCACGGATCTCAGCGACTCGTTCGCGCCATTCCTGCTGCCCGAAGAAATCATTGTCGAGCAGATGCAGTTTCTTCGGGTGCGGTGCGCCGCGCCAGATTTCCCCGATGGTCGAGACGCTGCGGTTCTTGCCTTCCTTTTTCGGCACGACGCAGAATTTGCATTTCAATCGGCAACCGCGTTGCGTGAAACCTATGGACGCATCGAAATCGGGGAATCCTGCGTAATCCACGCCGCGATGGTCATCACCTGTGATGCTCTCGACTGTCGGTGATACGATGACGCCGGTGCCCCCGATGACAGCATCAGGCCACGACTTCAGGAAGTTCTCGCGCCGTGACTGTGAGAAGTCGAAGATACTGCTGCCGTACACCTTGTCGTAGGTGGGCTCGTCTTCTTGCCGATGGAGGTGGCGCGTCACTTGAACAAAGTCACCGCGCTGACGGTGCCAATGCGCGAGTTTCATCAGCGCCAGATTTGGCAACGCCCCGTCGATCTGGGTGAGCCGCACGTTCATTTGATCCTCTTACTGCACTTCGGACATACAGCGTATCCAGTGCGCTTATTCAATCGCCACCCTTGCCTTCTTGCCTTAGCCCGACAAGAAGATCCGAACTCCGCTGTATATTGATGTGGAAACTCACGGTACTCGTGCTTTTCGTTTATCAAGTCGCAATATAGATCGAGCGTGTAGCAACCAGCAATCACACCAGCCCCAGTGTCAGTTTCTCAACCTCGTTCACGTAATAATCGTAATCGATGGGCATCACGGCGTCCTTCACATCGTTGCACACCTGCACGTTCCATCCGCTTGCGATGCCGATCTGCCGCCACTCAGCCTTCCCGGCCAGCGGGGGCATCCACTTCATAAGCGGCTTGCCGCCCTTGGCTATATAGAACCTCGTCGTGTTTTGCACTTGGGCCTCACCCCACTGCAGGTACGACCCTCGTGGCACCTTGGCCCGCAACATGAAATCCATCTTATCGGGCCACTGCTCCAGCGTGGCGCGGATCGGGGCACCGTGGAGCAGCACCTGCTCGGCCACCTTCGCCACCACGAGGGCAGAGGCGTCCTGGTGCCACTCGACATCGTATTCGTAGGCGCCCTTGCGCTTCACCCGCGCCATGATGGACGCTTCCCGTGGTTGGGGTGAAACCCGTATTCGCGCTCAGCTGCGTGCCTTGCCACAACTGCGTCCGACATCTCCTTGAAGTATCCGAGGTGGTGCTGGATGTTCTCGTGGCGAATGTACGCCTGCCATCTTTGCCTTCCCTTACTCCACCACACACCCGTCACACCAGACACGCTGTCAACACGAACCCCTTTGTTGTGCCGATTGGCGATCACAGGGACATCACGAAGATTCACCCAACGGTTGTCGCACTTGTCGCCGCTTATGTGGTCAACTTCGCCCTTCGGAAAGGAGCCGGTCATCAACACGAATATCAATCGATGCACTGCGTACATTTTCCCATCGAATCGGACCTTGAGGTAACCTCTACCATCAACGTAAGTTACTAGACGACGGATGAGTCTTGGTGTGCGCGGGGCACCTCTGCGCTCCTTCACCACGAAGAAGTCGCCGGTGACCGGGTCGTACTCGAATACATCATGGGGTGTCATTCTTCGTACTCCGCGATGTAGGAATTGACATCCCCGATGAACATCCGGGAGTAATGGTTTTCTTCGATGTGCAGCCGGGTAGCTCTCCCCCACCAATCGAGCACCTGATGCAACCCACCCATGTTCTCCCGCGGCATGTGCACCGTTATCCCGTCGGTGTTGACTTGCAGCAGTCGCAGACCTCCGATCTTCAGCAGCTGCTCAGCCAGCAGGCACAGCAGCAACTGGCCGTTCAAAGTTACACGGGCCATATACAGCGGATCGTAGAACACACTGAACCGATTGTTGCTGTCGCCAAAGACCCCGTTGAGCGCGAGCTTCAACATCTGCCCCTCGGGGCTTTCCTTGGGGTACTTAGCCCGCTGGGCGAATAGGTCACGGTAGATGTCGACGAAGGTGGTGCCTAAGTGCTCGGGGTAGAACCCGTTCGCAATCGCCAGCGTCGGGTAGTACGAGGTCACATCGAGGTCCACGATCACGTTGTCAGCGTCGCTCTCGACGCACTCGTTCTCCACCGACCCATGGATACCCCCAGTGCCGAAGACGAACGTGAACCCGTTGATCGTGGCGGTGAGATCCTTGAACACCCCCTTGGTTTCGGTGATCGTCTGCGCCTTGAGCCACTCCAGCACCCGCTGGAACTCGGGCTGCTCGAACTTGATCCACGGCAGGATGGCGTCCTTCAGCACCAGCTGCGGACGCGGGGTCTGCCGCGGCGTGCGGCCCTCGGGGCCGACGTTGTAGCAGGACACCCCGGCCCGCTCAAGCTCCATGATGAAGTAGTCCTTGCCGATCTTGGTGTCATTGTGGTTCAGGAAGTCGCGGCCATAGCGAGCCGTCAGTTCCTCGCGGAACCGGATCATGGGGAGAATCTGGTGGTAGAACTGCTTGGTCGCTCGCACATCGTGCAGGTTGTACTCGCGCAGCGTGACGATCTGCTCGGGCGTCAGCACCGTGCCGACCGGGAACGGCAGGTCTTTGATCGTGTCGGCTCGCATATTGAACTCGAGCGCCTTGAGTGAAGTGGACCGCGCCCGGTTGTCGAAGTGCATCACCCGGAACAGGTCCAGCTGCGGCACCACGCGATCGGACGGGTAGACCTGGTGCGCCCATCGCTGCTCGCCGTCCTGCGTGTTGATGATGGACTGCGCCTTGGCGTAGAGCGTCGCGGCGTCGGAGCGTCCCGAGCGCAGCAGGTGGTGGAGCACGGGGTAATCGAAGCCGATGTTATTGAAGCCGACCATGCGGTGGCCGAAGTTCCCCATGTGCTGACACCAATAAGTGATCGCCTGCGACTCGTTGATACGGTCGCTGATCTCGAAGCACCAGCGCAGGGGACCGTCAGCCTGCTCTGCGGTCAGCAGGAAGCAGTTGCTATATGTCTCGATGTCGTACACGATATCCATTTACATTTACTCGGTGAGGGTGGGGTACTCGCTGCGGTGGATGCGACTGCCAGACGAACGTCGCATTAGAGCCACTATCCGCTTTCCCCCGATTACACGACTACGTCTTCGCGTGGATGTTGTTAAATGCAGCAGGATCGGCTGCACTCTCCAACTTGATCAGGCACTCGATATCAATCTGCTGTGCCCTAAACACGCTGACCAACTTCCCCATCGCCTCGGCGTTCTCCCGGTTGGCCTTGGCATTCGCGAGCAGCCCGTCCGCAAGTGTCTGGACAGCACTGACCGCCTTGGCGTCCCAGTTGATCCCGGTGAAGTTACAGTCACTGATCATTGCACCGGCAGCGGGAACCGTCTTGATTGGCTTCATCTTTGCCATGACTACCGACCCGGCATGAGGAAGGGCGGCATGAGCGGTGCGGCCACAGGCGCACTCGTCGCCGGCCCCGGAGCCACCGCGCCGAACATGGGCGAGGCGTCCACGGCGCCCTCACCGAAGGGCTCACCGTCGCGGGCGAATTGCACGGCTATCAGATCACACCTGATGCCCCTCCCGTAGCGATTTTCTTGGCACCACGGCTTCACGGCGGCGTTGACGTAGCAGCCGCCGTACATCCCGCGCGTGAGCGCCTGGTACTGCAGGGTGTTGGTCGGCTCCACCGGCTTGCCGTCCGCCTGGATGATCTGCGGCGGGGTGTCCCGGCCCGCCGTGATGTAGACCATGTTGGCGTAGCCGTCGTAGGGCAGGAAGGTATTCTTGTTCACCTTCTCGTTGCCGTTGCCGTAGCAGCGCAGCTTGCGATCGGCGTTGATGATATGCAGCACCTGCGCGGCGTGCTCCTTCCACTTGGCGACCGCCATCTCCTGCACCTTCGCCATGAAGGCCGCGAAGCCGGGGTCGTTGGGTGTCAAGATCAGTTCGCAGTTGTACGAGATCCTTTCC